AAAAGAAAAACAACTACTAAAAAAAAAATTATGAAAGGTGGCGACCCAGATGAAACATATACTATTGAGCCAAATCATACAAATACAGGATTTAGCCATGTTTATCATAGTAATTATCATGAACATTGTGGAAGTGAATTAGTAGAAAAATTAACTGCCAAAAAAGAAGCCGCCAAACTAGCCGCCGAAAAAGACGCAAAAGACGCACTCGCCGCACTAGCCGCCAAACTAACCAAAGTACAAGACGAACTAGCCGCCGAAAAAGAAAAAACCGCACAAGCCGCCGCCGCACAAGCCGCCGCAGAAGAAACCATAATCAATGAAGGCGATGGATTAAGTAAGAATGCCAATAATGTAACCACAAGAATCTTGACGGGAGCCGTCACACAAGCCGAAAAAGAAGCCGCCGAAAAAGCCACCGCACAAGCCGCCGAACTAACCGCCGCAAAAGCCGCCGAAAAAGCCGCACGAGAAGCCGCACGAGAAGCCGCAAAAAAACCTATACAAATATTTGAACAAATCAAAGATATATTGAAGTCTTTTATCGAAAAATTAACTATAAAACCTGTAAACACACATAGCTTAAATAATAATGATATAAATCCGCAATTTCAAAAAAATGTTAATAAACTTTTAGAGTCCATTAAAACTTTTAATTACGAAAACTATGATTCTTCCATAAAATTGATTAGAACTTTGTTGTATAATAAAGATAAAGATAAAGATAAAGATATGGATATTTTGAAATTGTTTATATCATTAAAGAATATACATAAAGTTTCACTCGCCGAAAAAGATACCGTACTAGCCGCCGAAAAAGCCGCACGAGAAGCCGCCGAAAACGACTGTAAAAAGAAATTGACAGATTTACAAACAGCAATAGAAACATTATCTACTTTTTCAGAAAAATTATCTACTTTTTCTGATAAAAATAAAAGAGATATTGATGCTATTTCAGATAATGTAGGAATAAATGGTTTGAAACCCTCACAATTTAATGATGATAAATATGGTACTAGTAAAGATTATTTAAAGAAAATTTTAAAAATATTACATTATTTATATGCTTGTTGTAATCAATATAACACAGGACAACAAAAATTAGAAGAAATAAATAAGAATTATTTACGATTAAAGACACAGTTACAAGAAAACAATGAAAAATTAACAAGTTTATCTTCTGTTATTGAAAAATTATCAAAAATACCAGGTGATATAATTGACAATATTAATTATAATGAAACAAATAAAGACCTTTCAAATGAAAATTTACAAAAATATGACAATTATATATTTTTAATAAATATTAGAAATAAATTAAATGCTTATTTGGAATGTTCTCAAAAAATACAGGAATTGAGAAAAAATAATGAAGAAAAAATAAAATTATTAGAAGAACAACTCGAGAAACACATATATGAAAGGAATAATATTATAACTATTATGAATTTATTTATAAATAAATTCAGTTTATCTGATGAATATAGAGACCCTGACAAAAAACATAATTGTATTAAAGTAACTATTAAAGAAGATAAATTGGCTAAATTAAATCCAATCACCGATGTAAGTGATGAGTCTGAGTTGCAGAGGGTGATAATTAAGGTAGATGAAGTAGAAAATGAAAAAAATTATAATCCAGGTGAATTAATTCATAAATTTAAGAAAATATTTGGTATATTATTAGTTAGAATTTATGAAATAAGTCGTGCATCAAACTTAAATTATCATCGTTTTGGTGTTGATAAAGAAGGTACGAAGGAAAATAAGTATAGGGATATGGGAGAATACAAGATGTGGGATTTGACAGAAATAAAGGCTACTTCCAAAATAAACTTAATTAATATCAGAAATACAATATTATATGAATATAATTTATATTATGATAAACTCAAACAAATTGCTGATTATGTTTATACTTTTCATCTAAAAGACAACTCAAATAGTGATTGTAATAGTTATATAAGAAACATTATAAATAATGAATTTAAAGATAGGGTTCATAGTGAAGTTTCTATAGCGCGTAATGGAAAAAAAAAAACCCCGCCAAAAATAACTGATAAAGCTTTTGTAAAAATTTTATATGGATTACATGATAAATTGGATGGGCAAGGTAACTCCAAAAATAGTCAAATTTCCACTTACTTAGAGAGATATTATAATATTGCTGCTCCAGGTGATATGTGGAAAAAAGCAGGTGGCGGCAACAAAAAAGGGAAAAATAAAAAGAAAACTCCCAAAAAATACACAAAAATTAAAGAAGCATTAAAGAAAAAATCTTTAATTTAAATAAAAAATAATTATAATATTATAACAAAATAATTTATTTATTTTTACATAATAGCATAATTATATGCTATTAATGCGATAGATAAGATTAATATAATTATCATTAATCTTAAAATATATTTAACAATGCTTAACATTTCAGTTTGTGCGCATATACATCCATTTTCAACATCTTCTATTTGATATACAAATACAAATCCAGAAATAACATAACCTAGTAATACTACTAAATATAATACAATAATTAAAGTATTTAATTTAACTTTAAATAATAGCATTAAGTTAACTAATATATTAATTATTACCATTGTCATAAAGAAATTACGGGATGGTCCATAAGCACATTCGCAAAGATTATTTACTACTGTTATTAAGTAATATAATATATGCATATTTAAACCCATAATTAATAATACATTTGCATTTACTACAATATCATATGTAAAAATTTGTCTATAAAATCTATCATTTAATGATGATTCTAATGCGAATTCTCTTTTTGGAAAACCATTATTCATTTTATGTTGATATGGTGCTGGTGCATGTGGTTGTGCTGGTGCATGTGGTTGTGCTGGTGGTTGTGCGGGTGGTTGTGCTTGAGGTCTTGGAGCATTACGTCTCATATTATTTCCTCTATTCATATTATTATTTTTTTTAAACATATTATTTCTTTTAAAATTATTACCACGATTATTATTTCCTAACATTTTATATTATTAGTTTAATATTAATATTAATTTTATTAATTTTATTTATTACATAGATAAAAAAAAGATTAAAAATAAAAATTAAAAAATAAAATAAAATAAAATAAAATAAAATAAAATAAAATAATTAAAATAAAAAAAATAATTAAAATAAAAAAATAAATTTTTTGTTTTTGTAGTTTTTTTTATTTAAAACATCATGATGATGTCATGCACCTTTTGCTGGCATACAGGACACTTCATATCGTACAAAGACGTCACTCCAGGATGTCCATGTACAAAGTCCTCATCATCATCAAACTCCTCGAGAGTGGGAGACGTTACCGATGAACGGTATTGAACTACACACTTGTGACACAGCATATGCCCAGAACACCTGTCAGAACCATCACCACACTTCAGAAGCACGTTGCAATACGAATCAATACAAATAGGACACGTGAACGAATCACGTGTCTTTTGAAAAATCCTTCCCTCTGAAACACAAATGTCAAATGAACGAATTGCCTTCTCAATTGGTGCTTTCGTTGCATTGTCAATCTTCATTTGCATTTCAATCTTGATTCGTTCGTATTTGGACTGGAACTCATATACATCATCGTATGCGACATTCAAACGATGATTCAAACCGGTTACCATTTCCTGCAAATCCAAAATGCGTCCTTGGTGCTTCATGATGACATTATCCTTCTTCTTCAGGTTTTCCTCGTGTTTGGAACACGATTGAACCATCTGATAAAACTGATGTTCTTGACTAGCTTGCCTCTGAAAATACTCAGCCAATTGCTTTGTCCTTTCCCCAAGCATTTCCTGCGAACGTTCTAACTTTTGAGTTAGCTCCATTGCTTCACAAGACAATTGCTTGTTTAGCTTTATTGCATCGTCAATCTTCTGTTGCAACATCCGTAGTTGCGTCTTCATATATGACATCTTGACTTTTTCTTCCACTTTGTTGTGATTGTCCGTGTCGTCAATCGTCTCCACCTGTGATTGAACGAACAGTTCATCAAACCTCTGGGATAGAACCTCTTGGTGCGAAATCTGATGAATTGGAACCATTTCCTCTTCCTTTTTCATCATGAACTCTCCTAGGCTCATCTTCTTGGAACGTTTAGGAGGCATTCTTTAAATTTCTGTATGAACCCAAAGAAACCACGATGCCTTGTGCCAAAATGGCAACGGTAAATATAAATAATATGGATTATATCATTTTTTTATATACATATTTTAATTTTATTTTTATTTAAAGATAACTTAAATATATATATGTATAACATAATTATTGTTATACAAGGCTTATTGGTATTAATGTCTCATTGTATAGGCATTGATTTAGGTACTACATATTCGTGTGTAGGAGTTTGGAAAAATGACGGAGTAGAAATTATAGCTAACGATCAAGGCAATCGCACTACGCCTTCATATGTCGCATTTACTGATACTGAGCGACTTGTTGGTGATGCCGCAAAAAATCAAGCTGGACGCAATCCTAAAAATACAGTTTATGATGCAAAACGTTTGATTGGAAGAAAATTTAGCGACCCTATAGTTCAAGCTGATGCGAAATTGTTATCATATGATATTGAAGCTGGTAAAGATGATAAGCCATTAATTTGTGTTGATTATAAAGGAGAGAGAAAACGTTTCCATGCAGAGGAAATTAGTGCTATGATTTTGTCTTATCTTAAAGAGACTGCTGAAGCATACCTCGGTGAAAAAGTAACAGACTGTGTAATCACCGTGCCTGCTTATTTTAATGATAGTCAACGTCAAGCTACTAAAGATGCTGGGAAGATTGCGGGATTAAATGTATTGCGTATTATCAATGAGCCAACTTCAGCGGCAATTGCTTATGGACTTGATAAAAAGAAAGCCACTGGAGAAACTGGAGAACAAAATATCGCAATAGTTGATATTGGTGGTGGAACTACAGATTTTTCAGTATTAACAATTGAAGATGGTATTTTTGAAGTGAAATCCACAGCAGGTGATACTCATTTAGCTGGTGAAGATTTTGATAACAGACTGTTAGAATTTTGTATTCAAGATTTTAAAAGAAAGAATAGAGGTGTAGACATATCATCAAATGCTCGTTCTGTAAAACGTCTTAAAATTCAATGCGAAAGAGCTAAACGCTCATTATCTGCTTCTACTACTGCTACAATTGAAGTAGATTCACTTTTTGATGGTATAGATTATAGTACTTCAATTTCACGTGCTCGTTTTGAAGAACTTTGTAATGATCATTTTAATAAAATGTTTAAATATGCAGAACAATGTATTCGTGATAGTGGTCTTTCAAAAAGTGATATTCACGAAGTAGTTATGGTTGGTGGTTCAACTCGTGTTCCTAAAATTCAAAAAATGGCAAGTGAATTTTTTGGAGGGAAAGAATTATGTAAGAGTGTTAATCCCGATGAAGTAGTTGCATATGGTGCAACAATTCAAGCAGCAATTTTAACAAACCAAGATTCAAAAGAAATAAAAGATCTATTACTTTTAGATGTATGTCCTCTTTCGCTTGGTATTGAAACTGCTGGTGGTGTTATGACAAAACTTATTGAACGCAATACCACTATTCCTACAAATCGCAAACAAACATTTACTACATATGCTGACAATCAACCAGGTGTTCTTATTCAAATATTTGAAGGAGAACGTTCTATGACAAAAGATAATAATCTTCTTGGTAAATTCCATCTTGAAGGTATTCCGCCAGCACCTCGTGGAGTTCCGCAAATTGAAGTATCTATTGATGTTGATTCAAATGGAATTCTTAATGTAAGTGCTATGGAAAAATCTACTAATAAAAAACAATCTATTACAATTACAAATGAAAAAGGAAGACTTTCACAAGAAGATATTGATAGAATGGTTAATGAAGCTGAAAAATTCCGTGAAGAAGATGAAAAACTACAAAAACGTATTGAAGCTAAAAATGAATTAGAAAATATGTGTTATCAAACGAAAAATACAATTAGCGATGAAAAAATTAAAGATAAAATTGAAGAAGGAGATAAAGAAACTCTTGAAAAAATAGTTAAAGATACACTTGATTGGTTAGATAGGAATCAAGAAGCGGAAATTGATGAATTTCACGCAAAAAAAGAAGAAGCAGAAAAAGTTATTCATCCTATTATGCAAAAAATAATGGGAGGAGGAGCTGGTGGTTCTGGTGGAATGACACAAGAACAAATGGATGAAATGATGCGTAATAATGGAATGAATATGGGTGGTAATGCTCCTACTGTTGAAGAAGTTGATTAAAAATATATTTTTTTAATGTTTTATAAATATATAAAAAATTCTATAATAAACATATATATACCGTTGGTATATTTAAATAATATACCCCATAATGGAAAAAAAAATTACGACACATTGTGCCCAATTAATATTAAAATTATTTTTTTTTCTAAAAATATAATAAAATATAATAAAATATAATAAAATATATTTAATAATGTTTATTAAAGGTAATATAAAAGCTTGTAATTATACATCATCATATAAAAAAGATTTATTATATGTATTTTGTATTTTATTACGTATTAGTATTGGACTTGGATTCTTATATTTCTTAATTAATGATTATTTTATTCAAAAATATTATTATTACATATTAGGATTTTTTGGATTTATCTTAATATCATTTATATACAAATATACATTATGTGGAATTAGTAATTGGAAAAATTATAGCAAAACTATTTTAATTTATTTTACAATATTTATATTGTTATTGAATATATACAAATTTAATAAACGTATGCATTATATATATCTGGTTATTAGCTTATTAATTATAATAGATGCTATATTAGGTGTTCAAACTAAATTTAATTATATAAAATATAATATATAAAAAAATTTTTATTTTTTATTTTTTTTTTATTTTTAAAATATAAAATAATTATTTTATTTTTTTTTTATTTTTTTATTTTTTTTTTTATTTTTTTATTTTTTTATTTTTAATTTTTTTTATTTTTATTTTTAAAATATAA